TTGATACGTAATCGAATGCGAAAGACGCGGACTGACCAAAACCAATGGTAAAGAATCCAGAGCCGTCGCAAATGATGATTGCGCTGTCGCCGGGATTGAATGTGAGCGACAGGGCTCCATTGATCAACTGGCTGCTTGTAGTGACTAGGGAGATGGCCCCCGTCCCGCTATTCCTTACGTGGCAAAACCAATCATTCCCAACGGAGAGCGCAGACGGAAGGGTCAGTGTGCCAGCGCCGCCGCTCCACAGGAATGCTTCTGAACGGTCAGCATCGCCGATGGTATAGTTCGAGTTCAGCGACGTGACGGTCATCGACTGGTTCAAGGTCGTGTTGATGGCCTTGATGCCAGCCCCGACCAATGAGCCTGCAGTCGCGGAAGACGTACCGGCAGCGTATTGCGTCGAGCGCCATGTGCCGTTGACCGTGCTATTGCCGATCAGATAGACCTGATATGAAAGCCCGGGAGCGATGGAGACAATGGTATTGCCGCCATTGTCCTTTACCGTGAAGGCGAAAGATCCTGCGTTGAAGAACAGGGTCGTCTCGCCCACCGACGCCTCATTCGCAGGCGGCATCAAGATGCTCAGCGCTGCGATAGACGGCGTTACGTCCATGATCTGCGCAACGATATTCGCGTTCGTCGCAGTCTCAACAGGCCAAGCCAGCGTCTGGTTTGCGGACAGGGCGACAGCGCGGTAGCTTACGCCCGATGGGTAAATCGTTGTGCCGCCAAAAACCTCAGTGAACGTCATGATTAATCTTCCCTGCGAGTAATGCCACGATCCACAATCTGACGCATATCCTCGCCATTGAGGGCCGCGAGGGCGCGGTTATAGAAACTTTCCCAGACCGGGATGCGCTCATCGTTCTTCAGGAACGGTGTCGCTTCAAGGAGCGAGGCGTAGAGCAAGATGTTTGGCGCAAACTCAGTGAACCAGTTGGTCTGGGTGGTATCGTCCAGAAGCGGAGGAAGCTCGTAATAGAGAACCTCATACGGGGATGCTGCGCTTGGCGTCGGCGTGATCAGCCAGTGGTTGTAATCGTAATCCGCGTAGAAGCGAGGCGTGCCGGTAACGGTCGGATTTGGATTGTACAGCCGAAGATACTCATACGACCGGGGGAAGATCTCCACCCGCGTATCATTGCCAACGCCAGTGCCCACGAACATGCTGACGGTTTCGCGCCACCGATCCGGCTTGGCGTAAACAGAGTCGCCAATGACGAATGTGGAGTTCACGACATTGATCGTGCCCTGCACCTTAAGCTCACGGGCCAGCCTGCGCTCAGCCATATTGATAAGCTGCGGGAGCTGCTCATATACCGTAGGGTCGGTTGCCAACGTAGCTCCGCGCTCAAGGTAAGCCCTGAGGTCGTTGAGCAAACTGTTATACGTCATAGCGGTTGGCATGATGTACCCTTATATCAGTATTTCACATTTTCACACTAGAAAGGTTGCGTGGGCAATCATTCTCACAGACGCACACAAAGACGCTATTGTGGGCTTCGATTTCCTTGACGGTCTCAGCCGTGTCTCGTGTCGCGTCATACGATATAGGCTTGGCGATTGCACAATAGCTATCTGCGGGAACGGTCAAATCGGTTACGCAGCCGCTCGTCACGCTCAGGATCAGGCATAGCGATGGCAGCCTCACCCAGTTCGATTTGCCTGTTGATCGCATCATTCGCCTCCTTGATTGTTTCCTGACGGCCCCTCCGCTTCCAACGGTTCTCATCCCAAAGCCCTAAGAGCTTGTTAATGATACCCAGAAGGGCCGTCAGAAACTTCATTATTCAGCGCCCTCGGCAGGAGTCTCGGACAGAAACATAGCGACGACGCCAGCTATGGCAGCGGCTGCCGTGTAGATAGTGCTCCACTCTTCGGCAGACAGACCAAAGGCCAATGCAATGCCGGAAAAGCCTGCATATGTGCTGGGCTCTTTAAGGCGATCAACCAACCAAGATACGATTTTCATAATAAACCCCCTTACGCTTCATCGGTGGAAACTTCACCACCCTTCATTTGGACGGGCCCACCAATGACTGGCTCACCCTTGGGCCAGCGCGATGCAACTAAACGGGTCTTGCCTAGCTTCATCACGTTGACGGCGTTGCCTTGATTCCCACCAAGCACAAAGTAATGGCCCGCATCTTCACCGACATAAAAGCCGACATGGCCTCCGCCTGCACGGTCGAACACAAGTATTGCGCCCGGAGCCAATCGGTCGCGGCGTAACAGCGATCCGTAGTCAGACCATGCTTTTGCGCGCATGTAATATTTAGGAAAAGGCAGGCCCGCCTCTTGCATGCAATGAGCGACAAATACGCCGCACCACGGCGTTTCATCGTCGCGCCACCAAGCGCGCAGCCTCTCAAGCCATCCGAGAATGGTTTTGTTATGCTTGGGGCCAGAGACTTCGCGCAGGCCATCAAAGCTCCGAGCGACACTTAGCCAACGCGGCGCGGTCCCATTCATAATACGCCACCGACCAAGAGCGTTACTCCGACGCTTGCAAGGCCGACCAATGCCCGGTCAACCCAAATTGCTGTATTGTTATATTTCGGCTGCGCCATCTCAACGGCGGAGACCCGCGTGTCGAGAGCCTCCAGATCGTGCGTCATGGCCTCCTCGACTTTGCTTATGGCCTTGAACGCCCGCTCCAACGCGGCAGCTATTTGCCCCTGCTGCTGCTCAACAAGCGCGAGCTTGGTTATCGCGTCGGACAGCTTATCCAGCGCGACTTTAACTTCGCTTACATCCTTGTGCAAAGCATCCAGCTTTACGGTAAATACGCCCTCGTTCATTTCAGATTCCGTAGCTTATAGATTGCCGACAGATACACCTCCGTGACACCGTCAACCAGATTACCCACTGCGCGGTTGCCCTTGCAGATCTTCTCGTGATTCTTCTCGATCCATTCGGCGTCGGACTCAAGGCACTTCAGTGCATCTTTTTCCATTTCACCCGGAACCGGAATGGCCCCGATCAGATCGTAAGCGCCTTGATAAGCCTCGACCAGCGGGTCGATTGCATCGATGACGCCATCATAGAAGCCGCCCAGCGCCTGATGCTGAGCGTAGCTCTTCGTGCGCCAGTGAGCGAAGTGGGCCAGATTGCGGGCGTAGAATACGCGGCTGATGAGCTGCTCGATCATTATGCTATTTTTTCCGCTGACAGAATTGCCGAAGGGATAGCGGGCGCTATCGCCCCTGCGGGAATATAATCAAGCGTCACAGCAACGTTTTCAGGGAGCCACATGATCTCGATGTACTGGCCTGCAGTGACCTGCTCATAAAATACAATCTGAAAAAACCCCGACCCGCCATCTGCGGCCTTCGGCACGGTCAGAACCGTACCAGAGTTTGCAATGTCAGTTCCGTTTTTGCGGAACCAAATAGTAACGTCGTGGTCGTTTGAGTCAGAGTTTTTGAACTGGATGCTCGGCGCAAGCATGTAGGTCCCGGCATTCGTGAAAGTAACCCGTGTAGGGTTCCCGCTGCCATTGTTCGTAATAGAAATCCCGGAGCTAAAAGAAGTCGTTCCTAGAATGATCGCCGTGGCTGCAGAGACGCTGCCAGTCTGATCGATGGCGCTGAATGCAGAAATAAACGACTGGCCGGTTATATCATTGTACGGAATCGTTGCCGCAGCAGTCATGGCTGACGTGCCGTTACCCTTGACGTAGCCAGTAAGTGTCGCAGCGCCTGTGCCGCCCTGAGCAACGGTCGCGGTCCCCGTGATGTCAGTCATCGGGATGGTCGCAGCCGCCGTGAATCCGGTCGTGCCAGAGCCTTTAACGTAGCCGGTCAGCGTTGCCCTGCCTGTGCCTCCATTGGCGACCGGAAGGATATTGGCGGCGTCTGTCGAAAAGGCTGCTGCGAGTTTACTTGCAGTAACCTTATTGCTGACGCCCGACTGCACAATTTCAAGAAGCTCCGTCCCACTTAACGGAGAGGCCGACACCGAAGGCAGGGCTGTGATTTTGACGTTTGCCATTATTTCAATCCGTATAAGATGTTGAGGAGATCCGATTCAATATCAGCCAGAGCAGTCTGAGCATTGGTAACTGCATCCTGCGTATCTGGACGCGGGTTCATCAGCGGAATGGGATCAGGCCGCAGCAAGAGACGGCTGTAATATGGCTGTGGCACATCGTCGCATGATGCGCAGACGCGCAGGCTCAGGCCGACAGGGACGGTTCCGCCGCGATAGTCTTTCTTTTCACGGAGCTGCTTGTGCTGAACCATGAAGCCACAGCCATCGCAAATCGCCAGCCCCTGCGGAGACTTCCTGTCGAAAGTAGGGTAATCCCTATTCTTTTTGCCGCGTCCAAAAGCATATTGCATCAGTAGCTCCACGAATCAATCGTAAGGCGCAACGGAACCTTCTCGCGGTCTTCAGCCTTGGCCCGGACATAGGAGGCGTCAGCCTCTCCCCGGAGGAACTGAAGGCGATCAGGGGCGAACTTCGTGGCCAGCTTCGCGGCAAGGCCGGCTGCAATAGCTTCCATCCAACGGTTCGGCGCATCGAGCGAATTCGTCATCGCACCGGCATCCTGCTGGATCTTCATGCGGTAATAACGCAGGGTCACGCTGTTATCTATCGGAACCTGCCACAGAAACAGCGTGGGGATAGACGTACGCTCGAAGTAATACTGGAACGGGCGCGCCCCAGTCTGAGCCTTGTTTGGGATCGCGGCATATTCGCTGCGGCTGATCGGCTGAATCAGGATGTCGTTGTTGACACCGCCCGTTGTGACGCGGGTGTACACCTGAAGGAGCGACACGGTCTGAACGTCGAGCGTGTAGCTCTGCACGCCGGCAAGCAGCGGCAGGACAACAAGATCGACTTCCCACAGATTTGGCCCATCATTCGACCAATCCGAGAAGAGGTAATTGATCGACCGGCGGGCGCTCTCCACGTCTTGAGATGACAGCGACGCGGGATTACGACCGACACGCTCAAACGCCTCGGTGATAATATCGATCTGCTCAGAAGATCCGAAGGTGTATTGTCCGCTCGTTGGCATGGGAAATCCTATAACATGAGATGGAAACCGCCTTCAAGCGGAGTATCAATCATGCCCAGACGCGGTACGGCAGTTCGGGCGGTGTAATCATAACAGGTGTCAGCTCTGTAAGCTGATCCTCGGTGAGGCTGTAAGACCGGAGGTTCACATGCCACTCGGGGTAGTCGATCTCTACCGGCGGGTCGACGCTGTAGTCCCACTTAACGATGGGGCCAATCACATCTAGGCTAACGCCATCGGCAGGATACAGGCCATCCTCCGTCTCATAAGCAACGCCAGCGGAGATTAGCACCGCGTTCATTGCCACCTCGTCAATTGCCTTCAGATACAAATCCATTATTGTGTCTCCTTATGCCGTAAGCGTCTGCAGCTGGGCATTGCTAAGTCGTGCCGGGTAGTAGCGGATCGAGCGGATATGACCGTTGACGTACAGACCACCGTAGTTACGGGAGTAGCCGATGTTAAGTTCCGTCTGGTTTAACGCCACCGCGCCGGAAGTGTCGGTCGAAACAGCGCCACCGCCAATTGCTGCAGCAAAATCGTTAGCCCTGTAAGCAAACGCACCGGCAACTGCGGTATTAACTGTGACACTGCCGGGGACTAGGGCCGCTTGACTACTCCCGCCGCTACGAGTTTCCATATTAGCGGTAGCCGCCGTTGAAACATATATAATATTGATGTTATTCGAGGTTCCATCGTTTGTAGTGATGGCAGATTTTGCGTTTGTGGCGGTCGATAAAACATCAAACGCCGTGACAAACGTACCCGAAGGCTGGTTATACCAGCTTGAGAAATTAGCGGCTGTAACACTCGCAATATCCGCCGTGCGGGTAACCGTAGAGGCAACCGTGGGGATGTAGCTGGTGGCAAACGCGCCTGCTTCGAGTTGTGCGCCCCAGACGAGAACGTCAGCCGTGTTAGATTGTGTTGGTGTTTGACCGCCACGAAGCTGAAGCCATGCAAGACCTGAAGTGCCCGTTGCGGTTCCGCTAGCTGTAAATCGCTGC